TACATCAAACTCTAACTCAGCTGTTGCTGTATTAGATTTCGTTTCTGATAAAACTGCGACTGCTGGAACATTTACAATTCAGTTCCCAGCTTACACAACGAGTGCAGCTATATTGAGAATATCTTAATTTAACAGAAGGAGGGCCAGGTGGCTGACATTACAGTACAAGTTAGTTCACCAGGCCTTTCGGTATGGGGTAGTGGTACTTGGGGATCATTATCTTGGTCTAATCAATCTTCAACTTCTACAAGCATAGGACAAGTTTCTGCTTTTAATATTGAAGGATGGGGAAGATATTCTTGGGGCATACTTGGTTATGGTGCTCCATATGAAAATCAAACCATAGAGCAACCTGGTTTTTCTTTATCATCAAATTTAGGTTCCGTATCTATAACATCTGAAATTAATTTAGGATGGGGTAGATTAACTTGGGGTGAAAACGCTTGGGGAGCAGGTGGTGATGTTGTATTACAAGGTCAAGAATTAACTTCAGCTTTAGGTTCAATAACAACTCAAGCAGGAGCAAGCGCACAACCTTTAGGAATAGATTCCTCTATTTCTGTTGGTCAAGCAACATTACGTTTAGATGTAGAAGTACCTACTACAGGAACTTCAGCAACAACTACAGCAGGTTCTGCATCAACTAGCGCTGAAGCTAATACAAATACAACAGGATCTTCAGTTTCTACTGCTGTAGGTGCAGTAACTGTAGATGCTAAAATTGAAACAGGTTGGGGCCGTGGTAAATGGGGCAACAGAGCTTGGGGCGATACATATTCTGCATTACTTGTAGGACAAGAATTAACTTCAGCACAAGGTACAGTAATACCAAGAACAGACGTATCTGTTACAGCTGCTTCTCAACAATTACTAACAATTACTCAAGGTATATCATCAATTCAAATTGATGCAAATTTATTTGTATTTGTAGGTGAACCTGGATTATCTTCTACTCAAGGAACTACAACCGAAATAGGAACAGCTAATTTAACTTTAACAGGAATACCTGCAACACTTTCTCAAGGAACAGCTATTGGTGGCACAATTCAAGAAGTACCTGTAACAGGCATATCAGCTTCATTAACTTTAGGAACATTTACATTAGTACAATCAACTAATGAACCTGTAACAGGTCAAGCTGTGACTTTAGGTCTTGGTACACCTGAAGAAATACCACAACAAATAATAGGGGTTACAGGACAACAATTAACAAGCGGAATTGGTTCTGTCACTGCTACTGGAACAGCTTCTATAACAGTATCTGGTGTATCCTTGACAAGTAGTATTGGAACACTTAATATTACAGCGTGGGCAGAGATTGATTTAGGTGTAAACAATGTTTGGACCGATGTTGATCTAGCAGCTTAAAAATGTTAATATAAGGAACATATGGCATCATCATATTCTACAGATCTTAAACTAGAACTTATGGTAACTGGCGAAAACGCTGGTACGTGGGGAGATAATACAAATAATAACTTAAATCTTATTCAACAAGCAATTGCTGGTTATGAAGCAATAGCTTTAACTGATGGCGGAACTGTTACTCTTGCAATGACAGACAAGACTATTTCTAATGCAAGAAATATGGTTATTAAATTTACTGGAACTTTAACAACAGCTTCAACTGTAACTATTCCAGATTCAATTGAAAAATTCTACATTATTGATTTATCCGCAGTTGTTGGAGTAACAAACTTAACTATTAAAACTGTAAGTGGTACAGGATTCACAGCAGGCGAAGCTAAAATTGTAGCAGCTTATTCTGATGGTACAAACTTAAATGAAATTGCATTAGATACTTTAGGGGGTACAATTGGTACTGCACAAATTGCAGACAATGCAATTACAGCTGCAAAAATTTCTAACAACGCAGTAACAACAGATAAAATTTTAGCATCTAACGTTACTACAAATAAATTAGCAGCTTCGGCTGTTACTGCAAACAATATTGCAAACTCAACAATTACTCAATCTAAATTAGCAACAGACTCTGTTGGCTCTGATCAATTAATTGCAACTACAGTTACACCAGGTACTTATACTTCAGCAACAATTACTGTTGATGCAGATGGAAGATTGACATCAGCGTCATCGGGCAGCGCAGGTGCGGGAGGATTTGTTTTAAAATTTTATAAAGGTTTTGGAGGAGCTTCTGGAACTTACACAGTAGGTAACGGAAATCTTTTAGCAATTTATGCGGCTGGAGCTGGAGGCGGAGGCGGAGGAGGCTGGGTTTCTGGTGGTCAAAGTGGCGGAATAGGCGGAGGAAGTTTACAAACTCAAAGTCGTCCAGGAGTTCCAAATAATGGACTATCAACTACAGAAGGAGGTCCTTTTGGAATGATATTAGTTCCAACAAGTCCAGGAACAACTTATCCTTATGCAGTTGGTAGCGGAGGAAACTATGGAAATTTAAATGGAACAGCCCCTTCTGGTGGAAACACATTTTTTGGAAATGCTTTTACATTAACAGGTGGATCTGGAGGAGTTTTCTCAAATCCAGGCGGTAACCCACCACCAAGTCCTGCAACACCAGGAACATTTACTCCAGGAACTTGGGATTACGATTTATCAACTGATGGAAGATCTTTTTTCTCTTTTCCAGGTTTTCAAGGAATAGGAGGCCCAGGTTGGTCATCAACTTCACCACCACCACCAGGTAATTTTCCTAGTTATAATGGACAGCCAGGTGTAATGGCTATATTTGAAAATAGTGGAACATAAAAATGGCAACAGCAATATTTAATAAATTTAATGGTGGATTTTATGGATTAGCTGTAAATGCTAATCACGCAAATTGTTTTCCAACAACACAATACGATCATTATACTGTTTCTGATGCTGACTATAATGACATTAAACTGTGTAAAAAATCTTTTGGAGAAGGAAAAGTTTTAGTTGAATCAGGTTGGAATCCACCAGGTCAATCATTCTTAACAAAAGAATTTTATGAAGGTAGAAAACAATTAATTTTAGACAAAATTGCAGAATTTAAATCTAATTATCAAAATAACTCTAATGTTGATTTTATGGCTAATCTAATTAGTTTTGAAACAGCTCTTAAAGCACTTAATTTTGATAGCGTTACATTTCCTCAAACAATCCCATTAGAAGAGTATCTTGATACAGCTATAAGTGGAACTACGTTTAGCACTTTACAACTCATATAATATATAATATTAACTTCTGTATGTTTGGAAGTAATATTATAACTTTTACAGCTCAAGAAGATTATTGTTCTCTTAAAGAAGATTATCCTACCCCTGCTTTATTAAATGTACCAGATTGGTTTAAAAAACTAACTAATGTACATCCTGAAGTTACTGCAAAAGGATGTATGCCTTTTTTAGATGCTATGACGGCTGGATATATTTTAAAGATACCCATTGATATAAAAATAGTTCATAATGTTTTAAACAAAGAAACCAATAAGCCAGATTCATTTTTTTCTGTTCCCGAAATACCAAATGTTGGTGATTTTAAAATAAACATAAATACTAATAATTATTCTCATCATCCAATTAAACAACTAGCGGGGTCTCCGTTGATTGAAAAAAATAAAGGTTTAAGTTTTTTTAAAATTTTAAATCCTTGGACAATTACAACTCCACCAGGGTATTCGTGTTTATTTGTTAATTTATTAAATAATTATGATGATCGTTTTGAAATTATATCTGGAATTGTAGATACCGATGTTTATAAACAAGAAATTAATTTTCCTGTTGTTTTTAATGGGGACAAATACCCTACATTAGACACTGTTTTAAAAAAAGGTACTCCTTATGTTCAAGTAATTCCTTTTAAAAGAGAAAAATGGAAAATGAAAATAGAACCTAGAACTAGTAAATCAATTTACAGAAACTATATACAGCATAAGCTAGAAATGGTAGATAGGTATAGAAAAAGGTTGTGGTATAAAAAATTATGGAAATAAAAGATTTTATAAAAATATATGATACCACTCTTGATTTAGAAACAATCTCTAAAATAATTAAATTTGCAAAAATTTGCAAATATGAAACAGCAGGTCTAGGAGATAAAAATGAAATACAAACAAATCTTAGAAATGCTGAGTTTTGTGGGTTAACAAGAACTAATAAAAGTTTATCAAATATACACTGGGCTAATTTCCTAGCTTTTCATTTTAAACAGTTAATACAACATTATACAAAATCTCTTAATCCTCTATCAGAGTTAAAAGATTATCCAGTAACTAGAATTATGAATATGGAAATATTAAAATATGAACAAGCAGGACATTATGTTTGGCACACAGATGCAGGAAATACCCCAGAATTATTTAGAACCTTTAGTTTAATTTTAATATTAAATAATGATTATGAAGGTGGTGTGTTACAGTTTAGAAATCCAGATGGTTCTGGAGAAATATCAATTGATAAAGTTCCTGGAAGAATTATAATTTGGCCAAGTAATTTTATGTTTCCTCATAGAGTGCTTCCAGTAAAAAAAGGTATAAGATACTCAATAGTATCTTGGTTTGGTTAATATGAAAATTAAAAAAGATTTTAAATATAAGTTAATAGATAATTTTTTAAATGATCAAGAAGTTAGTCTTCTTTCTAAATATTGTATTTTAAGACATAAAAATAATCACTCAGACTTTGATGTTATACAAGGAAAAATGGGAGACACTTCTTACTACAACGATCCTTTGATGTGTTCAATTATGGAAAACAAAATAAATTTAATGGAAAAAGAAACAGGTATAAAAGTTTTACCAACCTACGCTTTTTGGAGAATGTATACCTATGCTTCTGATTTAAAAAAACATAAAGATAGACCTTCTTGTGAAGTAAGTGTTACTGTTATGATTGATTCTGATGGAACTTCTTGGCCTATATATGTTGATGGTAAAGCTTTTGATTTAAAAAAAGGTCAAGCTTTAATTTATTTAGGTTGCGATGTAGAACATTGGAGAGAAGAATTTCAAGGGGACTGGCACGCTCAGACATTTTTGCATTATGTAGATGCTGAAGGACCATATAAAGATTTTAAATATGATAAAAAATTTTTTTTAGGACAAACTTCTGATGGAATTTAAACAATATAAAGATGCTTCTGTAGACATAAAGTTTTCTTGGAGAGAAAGATTTATATTGTTTTTTAAAGGTAGAATACATTTAGGAAAAAGACAAACACTTTTGTTTTCAACAGCTTTAGTTAGAATTGGTTTAGATATGGCGGAAAAATTACCAAAAGAAGTTACTGATGTTCCTCCTCATCCTCAAGAAATATTAAAAGGTAAATAATGAAAACTCTTGAAGACTATGTATGGGTTGCACCTGCATATTCTTATAGCTTTTGCGATAAAGTAATTAATTCCTCAAATAACAATAGTTGGGATAATCATTTTTGGATCAATAGAGATAAAAAAGAAAGTTTTAGTTATCTTGAAAAAGAATTAAAAATACAAAATTTAAATAATGAACTTAAACAAGAATTTTTTATAGAAACAGAAAAACAAATTAAACAATATGTAAATAAAATTAACAAACCAGAATTTAAAATTATTTCTAAATTAAGTAATCCTAGAATTAATAAATATGAACCTAATACATTGATGAGACCTCACATAGATCATATTAGTTATATTTTTGATGGTAATGAAAAAGGTATACCTTGTTTAAGTTTTGTAGGTGTTTTAAACGATGATTATGAAGGCGGAAATTTTGTTTTAAATGATAAAGAATATAATTTACACAAAGGGGATTTAATTATTTTTCCTTCTAATTTTATGTATCCTCATTATGTAAAAGAAGTAACTAAAGGAACTAGATACTCAATAGTTTGTTGGGGTTATTAATGAATATACTTGCAATACATTTAGGACACGATGGAGCTGTTTCAATTGTAAAAGATAATCAACTTATTGTACATCAACAAATTGATCGTTTTAGTAAAATGAAACATAGGTATGAAGTTGAGTTTAGCTTAGTTAAAAAAATTAAAGAACTAGATATAGAATTTGATAATATTCATTTTACAAATATAAACTTGGATGATTCTGATTTATTTGGTTGGGTAAGTCTTTTAACTTTATTAAATATTATTAAGAAAGATAGAGATGACCAAGTTACAGTAGATAAAAAAGATGCTTTACACCATATCTATCACGCAGCTAAAGCTGTTTCTTTTTCTAAAACAAATAATATTGATATATTTGTAAGTGATGGAAATGGTGCAAAAATACCTTTAACTAAAAAACAAGGTTTTCATTATGGTAGTGAAAGAGTATCTATTTATAACTTTAATGATGCTTTAGTTGAAAAATTTAAATATCTATACGTTCAAAACGCTTTAGAAGTTTTAGAAGATAAAAAATTATTTAGTTACAGACATTTAGGAATTGGAAAAGCTTACGAATGGGTATGTAAAGAATATGGCTGGCACACTGGTGGAGAAGAAGGTAAGTTAATGGCTTTAAGCCAATATGGAGAATATAACAAAAAGTTATATGACAAATTTTGTTATGAAAATAATTTTAATTTAAATAATTTATCACATTTAATAGTAGGCGGTATTAACGATTGGAGAATAGAAAAAAATTTAAATACTAATAAATTTAACAAATATGCACAAGATAATGCTTACAACTTTCAAAAAGTTTGTGAAGACATAACTTTTAATTATGTATTAAAACATATTTACACAGATATTTTTTGTGTTACAGGAGGTGTAAATCAAAATATTTTAATTAATACTTTATTAAGTAAGAAAACAAATAAAGAAGTTTTAGTAGACCCTATTGGTAATGATCAAGGGATATCTTTGGGAGTTTGTTTATTAAAAACAAATTTTAATCTAGAAATGCCCAGCGAAGTTTATTTAGGTTTTGTACCTGAATATAATTTAGAAATATTTGATTCTAACTTTTTTGATGTTGTACCTTGTAATGATGAGTATGCTACAGAAATACTACTAAATGAACCTATAGCAATTTTTCAAGGAAGGTCAGAGCAAGGTCAAAGAGGATTAGGTAATAGAAGTTTATTAATGAATCCAGTTCACAAAGAGTGTATTACTAAAATGAATTTAATTAAAAAAAGAGAATGGTATCGTCCTTTTGCTTGTTCAATACTTGAGGAAAAACTAAACGATTGGTTTGTAGTTGATAATAACAGAAATCCTAATTATATGATGTTTACTTTTCAAGCTAGACAATCTGTTAAAGAAGAATTAAAAAATGTTACTGCTAATGATGGTTCTTGTAGGCTACAAGCTGTAAATAAAAATATCAATAGAAACTACTATAAGCTTATTAAAAGTTTTTGTGATAAAACAAACATACCTTTAGTTTTAAATACGTCTCTTAATCTACCAGGACATACACTAGTTGAAACATTAGAGGATTTAAAATATATGATGTTGAACTCAAATTTAAAATATGCATACTTACCTGAAAGAAGAAAAATGATTATTAAATATGACACAAAGAAGATTTAATTTAACCTTTCCTATAGCTATTAGTACAAATAATTTATCAAGAAGTTTAAGTGAAGAAGAGCTCAAAGCTATTACTGAATTAGAACTAAAAGCTAATATAGCTAATAGAATATCTACTAATCATTATGTTTTAAAACATCCTTCTTTACTACATCTTAAAAATTTTATTTTAAATGAAGTTAATGAGTATATGAATCAAATTGATACTCCTGAGAATCCTCTAGAACCTTATATAACACAGTCTTGGGTTAACTATACTAATTTAAATGAAGAACATCATAGGCACAGACATTCTAATTCTTACTTATCTGGTGTATTTTATATTAAAGCAAATCGTGAAAAAGATAGTATTACTTTTTTTAGAGAGTTTACTAATGCAGTAAAAATATATACTAAAACTCCTAATCCAGTTAATACTGAGACTACTAGGTTTCCTGTTGGTACAGGAGATATTATTATATTTCCTTCTTACTTAGAACATATGGTGGAAAATAAAGGGGATAATTCTGAAAGAATTAGTTTAGCGTTTAATACATTTTTAAAAGGTAAACTTGGTTTTGATGATTATTTAACAGAGTTAATTCTTTAAAAGTATCTCATCTATATTTAAATAATTAAAAATGGTATAATACCTGTATGCCATTAACAAAAGTACAAATAAGACCAGGATTTAACAAACAAGCCACAGAATCTGATGCTATGGGCCAATGGGTCGATGGTGATTTTGTTAGATTTAGATATGGTCAACCTGAAAAAATAGGAGGTTGGAAAAACCTAGTTTCTGGTAATTATGCATCTATAGTAGGTGCTGCTAGAGATCAACACGTATGGTCTGACTTATCTGGTAAAAAATATTCTGCACTTGGCACAGATAAGTTATTAGTTGTTTATTATGAAGGTGCTTTTTACGATATTACACCTTTACAAACAGACAATTTCTCTACAGGTGCAAACATAACAACTACTAACGGATCAACTACAGTAACTATTACAACAGCAAGTGGCCATAGTTTATCAGTAGGTGCGATAATTACTTTTGCAAATGCAGGTTCATTTACATCACCCGACACCGACTACACAGCAACAGACTTTGATGATGTTTTGTTTGAAGTTAAAACAGTACCTTCAGCAACTACCTTTACTATTGAAATGCCTACAGCAGAAACAGGAACAGGAGCAACGGCTGATGGAACTTTAGACGTACACCCATATCAACCTATTGGACCTTTAAATCAAACTTATGGTTATGGTTGGGGAACAGCTACTTTTGGTGGAGCATCGGGAGTTACTACAACTTTAAACGGAGCATTGCTAGATGATACTAATGGAACAGGTGGTACAGGAACAGATATAACTTTAACTTCTACTACTGGTTTTCCTACAAATGGAACTATAAAAGTAGGAGCAGAAT